GACGCTGCGTTCATGAATGGTGATCAGCGCTATTTGCATCTGAAATGTCCGCATTGCGGCACCGAGCAAAAGCTGACGTTTGATCGCCTGCAGTACGAACCTGGTAACCAGCCCAATGCTCACATGGTTTGCGTTCAGGGTTGTGTGATTGAAGAGACAGAAAAAGCTGCCATGGTACAGGAAGCTTGCGCCGCTAATGATGGCATGGGGCGCTGGATCACTGAAAACGAGGATGGTCTATACCCCAGCTATCATATCGATGCGCTGCACTCGCTGCTGGAAACCTGGGATTCCATCGTTCTCGATTATCAGGCGGCCAAGGGTGACACACTCAATATGCAAGTGTTTTACAACACTACGCTCGGACTGCCCTACGAGGAAACCGGCGAGGGCCTGGCCGCTCCGAAACTTCATGAAGCGCGGGGGCCTCACAATGTAGGGTCTTTGCCAAAAGGGATGCTGCTCGCCACTGCAGGCGTCGATGTTCAAGGCAATCGGTTGGAGTATGGCGTCTACGCTTGGGGCCCATCATCGGTCGCTGGCACCGTCGATGGTGCGCTGATCGATTTCGGCATCATTGAAGGCGACCCGCAGGACGACAAAACCTGGCGAGCGCTCGATGAGATCTTATCGCGGACTTATGAAAACGACACGCATCGCACCGGTATCGACCTAACCGGCGTTGATTCCGGCTATCTGTCGCAACGGGTCTATCGTTACACCGCAGGTCGCCATGATGTGAACGCCGTTGATGGCCGCCACGATCCGCTGATGCCGGCCAATGGCACACCCGTCAATCGCCCGTTCCGCAATGCCGCCGGCCATGTGGTGGGCGGCGCGATGCTGCATCCGGTTGGTGCCTTCTCATTGAAAAAAGAGGTGCTGACTGCGTTAGGGCGGACAATCTCCGAAGAGACTCAGCCTGGCACCACTCGCTATCCCATGGATGCTGACATTGGCTACTTCGAGCAGATGACAGCGGAAACTCTGGTCACGCGGACCAAGCGTTCCACCCGTGAAGCCAGCCAGATTTGGGTCAAGAAAGAAGGCCAGGCCAACGAGGCACTCGATATCGCGGTCTATGCCCGCGCCATGGCGCATCTGCTTGCTGTGTTCCGTTCAACGCCAGAGCAGTGGAAATCACTGTTCGTCGACCGCGCGAAAATGGCCAGCCATGAACTACCCGCTCTTGAACGTCTTTGGCTGGGCATGGCGCCTGAGAAACCCGAATCGGCGCCGGCGAAGACCTCCCGCAAGTCCAAGGTGCTGGATGCCATCCGTCGCCACAATGAACGCGCAGCAGGATCTAATTGATGAGCACCCAGACTGATTTGGATCAGGCCAAAGCGGCTCGCCACAAATTGCTGACCGGCACCGCAACGGTGGAGGTGCGCACCGAAGAGGGCACAGTTAAATACAATGCTGCCGACTTGGTATTGCTGGATGCCTATATCGCGCGTCTCACCCGTGAGGTTTCTGGCCAGACCTCGCGCGCTATCGGGGTGAGGTTCTAGTCATGAGCACTGGCTTGCTTGATGCCTCAGGCTCCCCGATATCGACACAGGCGGTCACTGCTGCACGTATACGCGGAATGATGGCTTCCACTGCCTATCGCGCCGCCAGCACGACCGATCAGGACATGGCTGGATGGTCGCCATTTCTTGGTAGCGCCGATGCCGACTGGTCCTATGACCGAAATGAAGTTGTGGCGCGCGTCACCGATCTGTTGCGCAATGATGCCGCTGCCGCTGCTGCCCGCGATCGTCGCACCGATATGGTGGTCGGCTCCGGCTTGCGGCTTCAGGCTCGCATCGACCACGCCGCACTGGGCATCGATCGCAAGGCAGCCAAGAAGATCAACAAAGCGATTGAGCGCGAGTGGCGTGCTTTTGCCAGTGACCCGTTCAAGCGTTCCGACCTTGAGCGCCGCCATTCGGTTGGTGCGTTGTTGCGCCTGGCCGAGATGGAAAAATGCAGGACCGGTGAGTGTCTGATTGCGCTTCGATGGAAGCCCAACAATGGCGCACGCTACGCAACAACCTTGCAGCTGGTCGATACCGATCGTCTGTCCAATCCCAATTTGGAGATGGACACCGATACGGTCACTGCTGGTGTCAAACGAGACGCTGACGGTGCGCATATCGGTTACTATTTTCAGAACAGCCATCCCGGCGACATACTGTCGAGGCCGCAGAGCAATCCCTGGTCATGGACCTATGAACCACGGTTCACCGCGTGGGGCCGTCCGCGCATCATCCATGGCTTTGACGCGCAACGCGTGTCTCAGTCGCGCGGCGTGCCGGATATGGCACCGATCGTGAACCGCTTCAAAATGCTCACCCGCTACGCCGATGCTGAGGTGGCTGCCGCAGTCGTCAATGCCAGCTTTGCCGCCTTTATCAAAACCGGTCACTCGGTTGAACAGGCAGAGGCCTCGCTGTTCACTGGCGATGAGCTGAAAGAGCGCGATCAAGCCTATGCCAACCTGCGCATGAATGGTGTGCGCATTGCGGCCCTTGCGCCGGGCGATGAGGTGGATGTTGCTGACTCCAGCCGCGAGCATGGCGGGTTCACCACCTTCATGGCTGCCTTCTTGCAGTCGATCGCCTCCACCCTTGGCCTGTCCTATGAACAGCTTTCCATGGACTTCTCGCGGACCAATTATTCATCGGCCCGTGCGGCGTTGAACGAGGTGTGGCGATCCGTGCAGCGCCGCCGCGACGGCTTCATTGATCAGGTGGTGACTTGGATATATCTGGCGTTTCTTGAAGAAGCACTTGATCGCCATATTGATCTGCCCGATGGCCTGCCCGATTTTTGGGAAGCGCCAGCGGCATGGGCGCGCGCCAAATGGCTTGGCCCGGCGCGGGGCTTCATCGATCCGGTGAAGGAAGCACAAGGCAGCGAATTGCGCGTGCGCAACATGACATCAACCCGTACACGCGAAGCCGGGGAACAGGGGCTCGATTTTGAGGAGGTCCTGGATCAGATGGCCGACGAAAAAGAAGAAATGGATGCGCGCGGGATCATAGCGCCAGAGCTGGCCGAAATGCTGGCAGCGCAAGGTCCGACCGACAGCAACAGGGATGAACAACGCTCATGACCCAGCCATCCTTCACAGCATGGACATCCAGCCCGCTCTTCCTCTGGGAGGGGGCAGGGCAGGCCATGTCCGCACACCTGGCCGCCATGCATCGACAAAGCCAGGATGGCCATTTGGGCGGCGTGGTGCAGCGCCTGGCTGCCAGTCTTGGCCTGAGTGCCAGTTCGCAGACTGAGCGAAAACCGCCTCCCAAGTCCATTGCGCCAACATTCCTGACGAATCCAGCCCGCCACGATGGCGGGTTTTTTGTTGCCAATCGTGTGGCTTACATCACCATCAATGGCCCGCTTGAGCGCAAAGAGGGCTGGTATGCCGTCGGTTATGACGGGTTGGCGCTGCGGGTCGAAACGGCGCTTGCTGATCCTGGCGTTGATGCTGTGTTCCTGTCCATCGACTCGCCTGGTGGTCATGCGGCGGGGATGCTGGAATGCGCTGGCAAGATACGTGCTTCTGCCAATGAGCATAGCAAGCCGCTGGTGGCACATGCATCCGCGCTCGTGGCATCCGCTGCCTACGGTGTTGGCGTTGCCGCTGACTCTCTGACGATTGATCCCGATGCCATGTGCGGTTCGGTCGGTGTCGTCATGCTGCATGCAGACGTGTCGAAGATGCTGGAAAATTTCGGTGTCACACTCACCTCCATCCAGTTTGGCGACAAGAAAACCGATGGCAATTTCTGGGAGCCGCTATCGAAGCGTGCACGTACAGATCTGCAAACCATGATCGATGACATGGGCGCTCGATTCGTGGCCCATGTCGCTGATCGGCGCGGGTTGGATGAGCAGGCTGTCATCGACTGGCAAGCTGGTGTGCTGGTCGGTCAAAGGGCGGTGGGCGCATCCATGGCCGATGATCTGGCCACCGAAGGCGATGCTTTCACCGCTCTGCTCGATTCTCTCAATCCAACATCAATACCCCCCAATCCCGCTGGCGCCGGGGCATATAAGCACGCGCCATCCACCCACACACCCCAACAGCAGAAGGACGCTGACATGACACTGCGCGCAGAAATCGCAGCAATCATGGAGGGCGATGGCACGGCGGAAGCAAAAATGACCGCCACCCAAGCCCTGATTGCCGCAAGCGAAGAACCGGACACCGAAGGCGAGGATGATGATGCATCCGCCGCTGCCGATGAGCCGGATGCTGAGGACGATGCCGACGATGAGACAGAGGCCGAAGGTAACAACGATGACGGTCCTGATGCTGCGATTGCCGGGGCAATCGTCACACTGCCGGAAGCCAAGGGCCGCGAAAAGCAGGCTGTGAAGCTTGCCGGCACGCCGGGCATGACGGTGAAGGCCGCAAAATCTCTGCTGGCCGATGCACCAAAGGAAAAGCCATCCAAGGGCCTCGCGTCCATGATGAGTGGGCAGGATCCCAACATCAACGCCGGTTCTGGTGATGCCAGCGCCAAAGACAACCCGCTGGTTGCCATTGCAGCCAGTCGCAAGGCGCCTGCGCGCCGTTAACCGGAGATCAGATCGATGACGACTGAAACCTACACCCCCGGCGACATGATCGTCGGTGATTTCCCGATACTCACCGCCGTGGTGACGATCGCGTCGGGTGCCGATTTGGCGCGCGGTTCTGTGCTTGGCCGTGTCACGGTCGGCGGCAAGTTCCAGCTAGCCGCCGACGGCTCTGATGGTTCGGAGGTGCCGGCTGCCATCCTGGCCACGGCTGCCAAGGCCGCGTCGGGAGATGTCACAGCCACCGTCTACCTCACCGGTCAGTTTGACGAGTCGAAGCTTACCTTCGGCACTAATCAAACAGCGGCCACGCTCAATGCAGCAATGCTGGCCCGTGGCCAGGCGCTGACTGCCGTTACGCCGTCCTAAGGTCACAGAAAGGACCTCTGACATGCCCACCAATCTTTTCACGACTCGCCAATTGATCCAGGCGCTTGGCGCTATGGATCGTCCGACCGCAGCGCTTCGCGATCGGTTCTTTGGCCGCCGGCACTTTTCCACGACAGAGGAAATTGCCTTCGACAAGCTGAAGCGCCGTCGCAAGATGGCGCCCTATGTGTCGCCACATGTGCCAGGCACAATCCGCGAGTTGCGCGGTCGCCAGGTGCAGACGTTCATCGCACCGTATCTGAAGCCGAAAGCGGCTATCAAACCGGACGTTGCATTGGTTCGCGCTCATGGCGAAGAGTTTGGCGCGCCGCTTACACCAGCCCAGCGCTACAACGAAACCGTTGTGCAGACACTGGCTGATCAGGATGATGAGATCACGCGCCGTGAAGAGGCTCAGTGTTTCGAGGTGCTCACCACCGGTTCAGTGGTGGTCTCTGGGGATGGTGCCGACGCTTACACCGTGAACTATGCCCGTGATGCTGCGTTGACTTTGGGGTTGAGCGGCGTCTCTCGCTGGGGCGAAAGCGGTGTCGATATTCGCAATACGCTTTCGGGTTGGGCGACAACTGTGGCGCAAAAGTCTGGGGGTACTGTTACCCAGGTTGTGATGGGTGCTTCGGCAGCTGAGATCCTGACCGGAGATGCTGATATCCGGGAAATCCTGGACAATCGTCGCCAGGCAACCGGTCAGATGGAAATGGGCCCGCAGAACGTTGGGGCTGATGACAACCCAATGGTCTATCTGGGGTCCATCGGCCAGTTTGACTTCCATCTCTACAATGGCAGCTATGACGACGAGGATGGCAACAATGCCACCTATCTCGACGAGCATGGCGTTATCCTTGTGGCGCCGAATGCCTTTGAAGGCATGATGGCCTATGGTGCTATCCAGGACAAAAAGGCACTCCAGGCGATGTCCAGGTTCCCAAAAATGTGGGAGCAGGAAGATCCATCGCTTGAGTTCCTGATGACCCAGGCTGCGCCACTGGCAGTGCCATCGGATATCAACGCCGCCATGTATGTGGAGGTTCGCTGATGGCTGCCAAAGCAAAGGGTGTCTGCCTGGCATGCACCGTCGATCATGACGGGAAGCGCTACGCTCCCGGTATGCCCGTGCCCCTTTCCAAGGTCGAGGGTGAGCGGCTCGCAAAAAAGCTTGGTGAATGGGAGGGCGACCCGGTTCAAGGCGAACCGGTATCCGTCGCCCGTGCCATGCCTCGCCGACCGGCTTCAAATACCAAGTCCGACGAGGCGTCTGGGTCGGGCATGGTCGTGATGACGCAAGAGCAATATGAAGGCGTCATCGGCGCCACCACAA